TTCAAGATTATCTCCTTTGGCTGAATATTTATTTGCAGATTTAAAAAAGGATACAATTAGTGAGTGGCGTGATAACTATGATAATACTGAACAGTACCCCGCCGTATTACCATCAAAGGGTTTTTATAACCTGGTAAATGGAACCTATGGAATAGGTGTTGGCGCGAGCTCTTCAATTCCGCAGTACAACTTAAAAGAGTTAAATAAAGCATTAGAAGTTTTATTATTAAATCCTGATGCTGAATTTGATGATATTTATGTAGCTCCTGATTTTGCGACCGGCGCAACCATTATAAATGGTGAACAAGTTAAAGAGTCACATAAAAATGGTACGGGTTTTGCTTGTAAGATTAGATCCTCTGTTGAGTGGGATGCAAAGGACAGATGTTTTATCGTGACTGAAATCCCATATATGCTTTATACAGAAACTATTTGTAGAGAGCTTGAAGAGATAATTAATAGTGAAAATAATTTTGGAATTGATAGATTTAATGATTTAACTGGTAAAACACCGTTAATTAAAATCTATCTACAGAAAAACGCTAATCCAGATAAAGTACTTAAGCAGTTATTTAGTAAAACTTCTCTTGAATCTTATTATGGAATTAACTTCACAATGTTGGACAATGGGCGCTTTCCAAGAGTGTTTACATGGAAAGAAATGCTACAAGCACACATTGACCATGAAAAGATTGTATATAGACGTGGATTTGAGTACGACCTTAAAAAGATAGAAGATAGATTACATATTATAGAAGGTCTACTAAAGGCTTATGATGTAATTGATGAAGTTGTCCAGACAATAAAACGCGCGGCTTCATCTGTTGAAGCAAATAAGGCATTAAGAGAGCTTTTAAGTATTGATGATGTACAGGCAAAAGCCATTCTTGCTTTAAAGTTATCTAGTCTTAGTAAAATAGATATAAATAAATTAGTAAATGAGCAGAATGAACTTATAGGGCGCGCTTCGGAAATTCATAAGATTTTAGAAGATAAGGATTTGTTTAATGAACAGATAATACGTGGATGGCGCGAAGTTGCAGAAAAATTTGGTGACGAACGCCGCACAAAAATTTTAAATCTTGGTGGTGAAGAAGAAGAGCCAACAGAGATAAAAAAACTTCAAATATCTTTAACAAATCTAGGAAATCTTTATGCGGTTGAATCTTCAACTCTTTATACACAAAAGAGAGGTGGAGTTGGTACAAAGGCTAAGCTCGCGCAGAATGAGTATGTCGTAAATAGTATTAGTGTTAATTCAAATGACAAGATCTTATTCTTTATGACAACCGGTAATTATTACCATTGTAAAGCATCTGATATAACACTTGAGACAAAAACTCCGGTCTGTACTTTAATAGGATTAAAAGACTGGGAAGCAACGCGCGCAATAATAGGATTAAATAAAGAAAATACTAAGGAATATGTTATCTTTATAACACGAAAAGGAATTATCAAAAAATCTCTTCTTTCAGAATATAACACAAATCGTGCAATCGGAATGCGAGCTTTAGCACTTGATGATGGTGATGAATTAGTTGATGTGTTATTTGCTAATGAAGAAAAAATAGGTATAATGACCGAAGATGGTAACTTCTTAATAACAGAAACAAAAGATATTCGTCCAATAGGACGTGTTGCACGTGGAATAAAAGTAATAAAACTTAACGAAGGAGACGTTGTAGCGGCTGCGCGCCTTATATATCCGAATGCAAAAGAAATTATTTCTGTAAGTGGAAATGGATATATAAAATCAACTGATATAAAAGAATTTTCAATACAAGGTAAAAATACAAAAGGAAGTCGCATTCAAAAACTTTATGATAGTGATTGGATGTCAGATTTCTTACCGGTAGATGACTTAAAAGAAATACTGGTAAGCGCCACTAAATCTTGTATAAAATTCAAAAAGGATGAAATACCTATTGTGTCAAAAGGCGCATACGGTACACGCTCTATAAAAATTTCAGAAAAAGATAATATAATTGCTTTAAATTAAAATTTTTAAGAAGTTAAATTTTGACTTTTACTTAAAAATTTTATATAATATATATAGAAGTTAAGGGAAAACACCTTAAAGTGCCATTAACCGAAAAAATAAGATAATGGCAAGAAAAAAAATTAAATTTATAGGAGAACAAAATTATGAAGCTGACAGAAAAGTCAAATGAAGTATTCGAGTATGTAAAGGGTAATGGCGGACACGTAAGTGTTGAAGAGATTTGCGCAGCAACAGGTAGAGCTGCTAGGTCAATAAGTGCAAACATCAATGACCTCGTTAAAAAGGGCCTTGCTGAAAGAGAGAAGGTAGAGGTTGAGGGAGAAGAGAAGCCTATTACTTATGTTAATCTGACAGAAGAGGGAAAGACTTTTGTTCCTTCTGATGAGGACTAATTTTAAGTTTAACGAACTTAGTACGATAAGTACTAAGTTCGAGTTTTAAAAGAACCAAGATATAGAAAGAGAGGTATTTAAATGAGACAGGCAGAAAATAGAGTTAGGATCGAAGGAATTTTATCAGAAACAGATATTAATTATGGTTCTTTTCAGAGAAATGGACAGACTATTGAGTGTATAAGAGGTACAATTAAAGTCCTCGTAACACAGACAATAAATGGAGTTGTTATTGAGAACGAGATACCAGTTCATCTTTTTGCAAATAAGTTTACAAATCAGGGTAAACCAAACCCAGCTTATGATTCTATCGAAAAGATAAAGAATGATTTCGTTTCAATCGCCGCAGCAGGTGGAGAAACTGGAGCAGACAGAGTAAGAATTACTTCTGGAAGAATTCAGATGAACGAATATTATAATGCAGATAAGAAGCTCGTATCTTTCCCAAGAATTTCAACTTCTTTTGTTACAAAGATAAGAAAAGATGAGTGTAAGCCAGAAGCTACTTTTTCAGTAGAAATGGTTATTGCAAATCAGGGATATGAGCTTGATGCTGATGGTGTAATAAAAGAACCTAAGAGATACCATATAAAGGGAATTATACCTGGATATGGTGATAGAGTTGATGTAGTTGACTTTGTATGTTCAAATGAAAATGTTGTAAATGCAGTTTCAAGTTATTGGAACGATAATGATACTGTTAAGGCTAATGGTAGACTTAACTTTAGTTCAACAACAGAAGTAGTTAAGGAAGAGGTTGACTTTGGTGAGCCAATAGAAAGACAGCGTACAATTTCTGTAAGTGATCTTGTTATAACAGGTGGTTCACAGATGCCGCTCGAAGGAGAATTTGCATATAATCTGTCTGAAATTCAGTCAGCTCTTTCTGAAAGAAAGGCAAGACTTGAAGCACAGAAAGATAGTGATATTGCTAAGGCTAGACAGAGAATGGCACCGGCTCCAGCAAACGAAAGCTCAAAAGGTATGTTGGACCTCGGATTCTAAGGAGGTTAACATATGCCTATAGATATCTTAAGTATTAAACCTAGTGTTATTTCTAGAGACTTAAGAGGCAAATATGTTCTTTTATATGGTAAAGCTAAAAGTGGAAAGACAACAGCAGCTTGTTCTTTCCCAAAAGCTTTACTGTGTGCATTTGAACGTGGTTATAATGCAATAGGCGGTGTAATGGCGCAGGACATAGTTCGTTGGTCGGACTTTAAATTAGTTCTTCGCCAATTAGAAAAGCCAGAAGCACGTGAGATGTTCGAAACAATAATAATAGACACTGTCTCTATTGCATGGGACCTTTGCGAGCAGTTTATCTGCGCGCAGAATGGTGTTCAAAAAATTGCTGATATTCCTTGGGGACAAGGATATAGTGCTTGCAAAAAAGAATTTGAATCAAGTCTTAGAAAAATAACCCAGTTGGGATATGGTGTAGTATTAATTTGCCATAATGCTACTCGTATTGAGAAGACTGCAGATGGTAGTGAGTTAGAGGTTATTTCTCCAGAATTACCAAAGCGCGCCGCAGAAATCTGTAATGGAATTGTTGATATTATCGGCTATATTGGAAACGAATATAAGGATGGCGAAAATATGCGCTATCTTTATACGAGAGAAACACCTACATTATTTGCGGGTTCTCGTTTTAAATATTTGGCCCCAAAGATTCCTTTTGGATATAATGAACTTGTTCAGGCTATATCAGAAGCTATTGATAAAGCTGAGAAAATGGACGGCGTAAAAGTGGTTGACCATATGAGTGAAAAGGTCGAGGAAAAGAGGTCTTTTGAATCAGTTCAGGCTGAAGCAAAAGCTTTATGGGAAGAATTAGTTAAAAAAGACCCCGAAAATGCTAAAAAGATTATGAAAAAAGTCGAAATGGTATTTGGTAGACCTATTAAACTTTCAGAGATTATGGAAGACCAGCAGGATTTATTTGAATTAGTAGTTGCTGACATGAAGACTCTTTAATTAATAATAAACTATGAGCAGATATTGTATATATCTGCTCTTTTTAAATTTGCAAATTTTAAGAAATTGTGATATAATATTCTTAGAAGAAAGAAAGAGAGGTAAAATTATGAAGTGTCCTTATTGTGGCCTTGAAATACAAAAAACAGAAAAAAATGTTATTAAAAATGAAATTCAGGGTTTGGGTACTCGTAGTTATTATCATATTAAATGTCATGAATTGGCAAAAACTACACCTAAAAATGAATGGCCAGAGAAGAAAAAACAAGCAAAAGATAAAGCTGGAGAAATACAATTATGGGCAGAAATTATATATGATTATCTTTTAAGGTATCAAAGGATTTCTCCCGATTTTATGTTAATAAAAAGACAGCTAGATAGTTTTGTTAATGGGAAATATGGTTATAAATATAAAGGGGTTTATCTTTCTGTTAAGTATTTTTATGAGATAAGAAATAAATCTAATAATGAAGATAAATCAAATGGCGGCATTGGTATTGTTCCTTATGTTTATGAAGAAGCTAAATATTATTGGGAAGATAAAGCAAGAAAAGATGATAAATTAGTTAATGATATAGAAAAACAAATTAATGAGTTAAGAAATAAAGAAATTAAAAGAGTTCCTTATGCTCAAAAGAAAAAGGAAACAAAAAAGAATTTATCATTATCAGATGTTTTAGGAATGGGGGATGAGTGATGTTATCAGATAAAAGTACAATACGTCAAATATTGGGCGGCCTTATGAAGCATCCTCAGTATTTAGACCAATCAGATAAGTATAATATAAGTGTTTCTGACTTTTCTAATAGATTTGAAAAGATTATATTTACAGCTATATATAATTTAAATAAAAATGGCTTAAAAAATATTCAGATTATTGATATTGAAAATTTTTTGGAAAGTGATAATTTAGCAAAAGATATTTTTGAGAAAAATAACGGAATTGAATTTTTACAAGATCTTGAAGATTTTGTTGAAGAAAGTAATTTTGATTATTATTATAATAAATTAAAGAAAATAAACTTATTGCGCGATTATCAAAAAATGGGGATTAATATAGATGAATTCTATTGTGAAGACCTAACCGCGCCAAAAGCATTTGAAATTAATCAAGAGTTTGAAATATTAAGTGTCTCTGATATAACAGATAGAATTAAAAAGAAATTTTTATTAATTGAAAATAAATATTTAAAAAATGATGTAACTGAAGTAGAGAGCGCCGCCGAAGGATTGGATGAGTTAATACAAAGTTTTTATGAACGAAGTGATGTAGGTTTACCGATCCAAGGTATTTATACAAACGAAATATTAAATGGCGCAAGAAAAGGTACTTTATGTATTAGGTCCGCGGGAAGTGGTACAGGAAAAACAAGGCAAGCTGTAGGTGATGCATGTTATTTAGCTTTTCCTTTAAGGTATAATAGTAAAACTGAATCTTGGGAAAAGATTGGAAATAGTGAGAAGGTTTTATTTATCGCAACAGAGCAAGATTTTAATGAAATTAGAAAAATGATATTAGCATATTTAACTGATATAAATGAAAGTAGATTTAGATATGGTGATTTTTCTAAAAGAGAAGAAAAAATTATTAATCAAGCTATTCAAGTAATGAGAGAATATGAAGATAATTTTTTTATTGTGAGAATGCCGAACCCGACAATAGATTTAGTTAAAAATATTATACGAGAGAATTGTCTAACAAAAAATATAAGTTATGTATTTTATGACTATATATTTATAGGGCCATCATTGTTAAATGAGTTTAAAGGTTTTAATTTAAGAAACGATGAAGTTTTATTGATGTTTGCGACAGCTTTAAAGGATTTAAGTGTTGAGTTAAATATATTTATAATGACTTCAACTCAGGTCAATGCAAATGCAGATGATAATAGAAATATAAGAAATGAAGCGAGTCTTGCAGGAGGGCGCGCGACCATAAATAAAGCTGATTATGGTTTAATAATGGCAAGACCAACAAAAGAAGAATTAGAAGCGATTGAAAAATTGTGTGAAAAATACGGCGCGCCGAATATTGTAACAGATGTATTTAAAGTAAGAAGTGGACAATGGACACAAGTAAGAATTTGGTCTATTGTAGATTTAGGAACTTTAAAGAAAAAGGATATATTTATAACAAATTCTAGATTAGAAGCATTAGATGACTTTACAGCTGATTTTAATTATATAATTCAAGATTTGTTACCGGAAGAAGAAGATAGAGTTAATAATATTATAGAAAGGATAACAAAATGACAAGAGAAGAAATTTTAGGAATTAAAGAAGTATTTAAAGAAGGAATGGGAGTTTATCTTTATGAGATGCAAGGTGA